GATCTCTCCAGAAACTCTATCTTTTTCTTTTTCAGCTCTTCCTAGTTCATTATCAGCATATTGCTTTCCACCACCTCTGAATAAACCAGTAAGCCAATTACCAAACATAGCACCAGCTTGAGCAGCTGCTGGGTCCTGACCAGTAGCTGCAGCCATTGCTGGAGCAGTTGCTTCTATTTCATCAAAAACTTCTCGTGATTGTTTTTCTCTTTCTGTGAGTGGAGGTAATCCCTGAGCTTCTCTTATCTGATCTTCTTCAAGGTTTTGTTGTTGTAATCGATTCAGATCTGTTTCATATTGTTGTTTTGCTGTTTGTCCAACTGCAATTCCAGTGAGTGATAATAAGAATAAGGGACTTGTTAGAAAAGCAAATAAACCTTTAAGTGCTCCAAGAGCGGTTAAAAGTTTAGCACCAATATCAAGGGCAAGTAAAGCCAACAATCCACCAAAAATAATTGGTAGAGTTTTTATCATAAAGTTTGAAAATTCGTCTATCCTTCTCTGATTCGCTGGATCTTCAAGCCACTTTACAAATGCAAGAACTGCACTACCAACTGCAACGTTTGTAAGATATGTCTTAATTCTATCTAAAAATGGAATCTTTTTGACGATTCCACCGAGCATTCCACCCAAACTAAAAGATGGTTTCTTTTTCTCTTTTTCTTTTTCTTTTGCTGCTCTCTGAGCATCAAGAGCTGCTTTGTTTTCAGCATCAGCAGTTTTTTGATCAATTGCAAGTTGTCTCTCTAAAACAGCATTGATGGAATCTAATGCTGCAGCAATTTTTACAAAACTATCAGGAATACTTTGAATTACTTGTTCCTTTTCTTCTTCCTCTTGTTCCTCTTGATTACCAACACGAATGATGGATCCCATGGCAGATCCAATGGATCGTGTTCTGGGTCGATTGACAACTTTATCAATATTTGTACCAGAAACTCTTACAACAAATCTTCCAGTCTTTCCCTTTACTCTTTTGTATTCATTGGTGAAAAGTTCTGTCTCTTCCGATGACATCTCACTTCCAGTCATTCGACCAGAAGCCATCTTCTCTCTCAAAAGAGTCTTATAAGTTTCATAATCAATATCTGAAGTATCTTCTAAACCTAAAGCTCGAGCAATGACTTCATCAATTTCATCCGAGGCAATCTCTTCCTGCTTCTCTTTACTTGGTTCATAAAGAGCAAGAGCTGATTGAGTTTGATTCGGGTCGTTAGCCATTTCTTGCCTTCATTTTTTGTTCTTCCTCTTCAAGATGTTGTTGAAGAAGTGTGACATAAACATCACGTTCCCAAGGAATCATATTCTCAATTTCTGTCAAAGAATATTTATGGTACTGCATGAGAGCAAAATTCAGTTTGAAATAATGCTCCAGGTCCATGTGTACCATACTTACACGAAAAAACTTGAGAGACCCTCCAGCACCACAGTGCTTTCAACTTGTGTTTTGGGATTTACAACTTCAATGGTGTGAGCGAGTTTTGGCATTGTCTCAAAGAACCTTTCAATCTCTTTGAATTGAACAGAATTCATCTGTTCCAAAAACTCAATCACTTCTTTCTTACTTACATCCGATGTTGTCCAAACTTCATCTTCACTGTAAATTTTATCAATGCAACTTGCAATCAATTCAAATGATTGATCGATGTTTGCACCAGCACCAAAATCAAAATTGTTCTTGATAAACTGATCAAGTGATGGATAAGACATTTCCATCATCAATTCATCATTCAACCTAATCTGTTTATTGTGTTCTGGATCCTCTTGAACTTGGATCTCATCCAGATTGATTGTGACTGTGATTGGTGTTACGCCATCATCAGGTGCATTAATAACAACTTCAACTTCTTCACCAACGGATTTACCACGAATATTCAAAAACAAATATTCAATATCAAAAGTAGGAAGTTTCTCAACTTTAATTCCTCTAGTCAAAATGCAACTTTTGAGAACACCCTTAATTGCATTTGTGATCTGTTTGGTATCTTCAGTTTCCAGTGCCAGAACTAAAAGTTTTTCTTCTTTAACTAAAAATGGTCTATATTGAATCGGCTTTTTTGTTGAAGGTAATACCAACTCATAAGTTGGCGTCGCAATCTTGGGTAATGGCATTAGTAATCAATTCAGTAAAATTATTTAGGAGGTCTGATAACGCCTTCTGACGTAACGAATGAAGTTCATATTCACAGTATATTTTAACACATCTTTGTTTCCATAACCAACAGCTGTTGGATTAATACTAATGGGATAAGCTCCGATGAAATTATATTCGATTGCCATTCGATCGGTGTAAGAAGATGCATTATCCGATCCAACATCTTTCTCAAACTTAGTGATATAAACACCATCAGAACGATAATCATTTGGATATGCAACTCGATATGATGCATATCGATTAGCGAACTGAGTTTGATCTGCGGACATTCCAGAAATGTAATCAATCCACCCATCAAACATTTCAATTACATCATAACGACGATTTACCATAAAGGTAAAAGCAACATTAGTATAAGAACGTCGATAAGCTAATTTCTCATCAACACCAGCGTAATCATTTGTCACATCATGAGTAATCAAATCACTTCCAGGAAGTTGAACATCAGAACACATCAATTCAACATCTTCACCACTCTGAGCATAATTTAATGCTCTGCTACCAGAATTCAGATAAGTAACTACCTCAGCAGGTGGTTGAAGTTTTACCTGATAAACAGATTGTTGTGCAACATGAAGAATTCTACTCTTTAACTCGGAATTCCTTATGCCTCTGGGAGTTGGACCCGCCATCTAAATACTTTTTGGGACATTTCTTGTATTTATGGGTGAATCTTGTAAATCTCTTTATAAACCATCCAATCCAAAAAAGTATAAAGGGAATCCAAATAATATAGTGTGTAGAAGTTCTTGGGAAAGACATTTCTGCAGGTGGTGTGATTTGAATGAAAATGTACTATCTTGGGCATCAGAAGAGTTCAGTATTCCTTACATAAAACCCACTGATGGGAAGGTACATCGTTATTATCCTGATTTCATCTGTGAAGTTAAGGAACAAGATGGAAAAATCAAAAAGTACATTATTGAAGTAAAACCAAAGAAACAGACACAACCACCAAAGAAACCCTCAAGAGTAACAAAATCTTATATCTACGAATCAACTCAATATGCAGTGAATCAAGCAAAGTGGAAATACGCTGAAGAGTTTGCAAAAGATAATGGAGTTGAATTCAAAATAATAACGGAAGAAGACTTGGGTATCAAACCTTATGGAAAATCCAAACAGAATAGACGAAGACGTTGATAGAATCATCAGTATGAATGATTCTGATGATCAAATGGAAGCGATACTATCAATTCTTACTGAAACAGAATTGATACCCGAAGTTGGAAAATATTACACATTTGTTTATGAAGCAAAAACACCAAGAGTTACATATGACGAATATCCTCTAATTGCTTGTGTTGGTGTTTATAAATGGGGATTCAGAGGACTCAACTATCACTGGAATGATTTTAGAAATTATAATTGGAATGAAGTGATTGGATTTCTTCATGTTGTTTATCAATCTGAATTGAATGATATGAGATCAATTCCATATCAAAAATACAAGATAAATACCTAAAAACCACCTTCACTCAATGGCAGAAGTTACGAACACAAGAATTTGGAAAGGTGTCGAAGTCGATGAATATACCGACACAAGTTCTGGTGCCATTAGTTTATATCAGTACGGAAATAAGACAACATCAACTCTCTTAGCATCTTCACCATCAACTGGTTCCATTGATGGATCGACTTGGACAATTGATAATAACACTCTTTTCACAAATCTCTACAATAGTGAAAATCCTTCTCAAAGTTTATCCAACGATGAGTTTGAACAACTTTTTTATAATGAAGGAAGACAGGTTTTCAATGATGATCGTGCATTAGTTCTAAATGATGAACTCAGTTATGAGAATGTAGTTGTATATGAGAATAACACTACACAGTTCGCACAAGTCAACACAGTTCCTGGTGTCATCGATCCCAAAACACATCAAGTTGTTACTGATGAAGGAAAACTTTCCGATTATGACATTTACGGAAATTCAACTTCCCCAGTTGTAGAAAGTGGTGATCAATATAACTCTTCAACATATCTTTCAGCAAATGAAGGAATCAGAGCGTTATCTCAGGAAGAATCGGGATTAGTTGGTTCGGGTGTTAGATCCTTTGCCACCCCCAATCGTGGTACTTCTCTAAGAAGTGCTTCAATGTTGAGATATCCAGAACAAAATCTCACACAACTTGGATTTGATTATATTCAAATCACGGCTCATGACTATCAATCTGGAACAAAAGCTTCAACATCAGTTTCCAATATTGATAGAGTAGGTGGGCAAGTTGGACCAACTGTTCAACTTCCAATGTTACCAGCCGTAGAATCAACAGCAGTTGATTGGCAACAAGACTCTTTGAATGAGATCCAAGCATACTTTGGTCAACTTGCAATGGACGCAATGGAGAAAGGTTCTGAGGGAAAAATTGATCAAGCATTCAGTACATTGATCAAAGGAACAACTAATTTTGCTACGGACGTTGCAAGTAATGACAATACAAAGGCAGCAATCAAAGCTTATTTTGCTGGTCAAGCCGTTGGTGCAAACATTCTTTCTCGTTCAACTGGTTCAGTTATTAACCCAAACCTAGAATTGTTGTTTAAGGGTCCCAAATTAAGACAATTCAATTTCAATTTTAAATTGAGACCAAGAAGTGCAAGTGAGGCTTCGATTGTAAAACAAATCATCAAGTTCTTCAAAACAAACATGGCTCCACAAACAGGTGGCCAAAACTTGTTCCTCTACACACCAAATATCTTCAAGATTGAATACATTTATTCTGGAGGAGGTCAACATCCATATCTAAATAAGATTAAACCATGTGCTCTTACTAATTTTACTGTAAATTATGTTCCTGATGGTTCTTACATGACTTACCAAGATGGATCAATGACTGGTTATGACATTAGCCTGGGAATGAGTGAAATCCGTCCTATCTACTACGAACAACAGATTAACGCACCAGGAGTTGGTTACTAATGGCTAAAAAGTATTTTAGATATGTTCCAGATTTCGATTATGTAAGTCGTCTTCCTGGTTCAAAAAACATTTCTGATTATGTAGAAACCAAAAACCTTTTTCGTAGAGGAAAGATTCGTCCTGACATTTTCAATGATCTTTCTTATTTCACCAAGTATAAGATCATTGGTGACGAAAGACCAGATAATGTAGCATATAAGTTATACAGTGATGAGAATCTTGATTGGTTAATCATGTTATCAAATAACATAATCAATCCAGAAAATGAATGGCCACTTAGCCAACAATCATTTGATAACTACCTACTTTCAAAGTATGGTTCTTATGAGAACATCTACAACACTCATCATTATGAAACTCAGGAAGTAAAAAATAGTTCACAGAGAGTTATCCTCCAAAAAGGATTAGAAGTTCCTCAAGATTTCTCTGTTACCTTTTATGATAGTGGAAGAAGAACAGAAGTGGTAGCTACCAACGTTACAGATGCCATTTCAAACTATGAATATGAAAACCGTATTCAAGAGAACAGAAGAAACATCTTTGTTTTGAAACCATTCTATCTGAATGTTGTAATTGAAGACATTCAGAAGTTTATGCCTTATCCAGAGGGAAGTTCTCAATATGTTGATTCAACTCTGGTAAGAGGAGAAAACATCAGACTTTATAACTGAGCATAAAAAAGAGAACCATTTCTGGTTCTCTCAAGAGATTAACTATCTGCAAGTCTTGAAAAATAAGCCATCGGATCATCATCTTCATCTGATGAAGTTGTTTCCGTTCGACTTTGAGAAGCCTTATAAGACTCTTCCAGTTTTTGCATCACTTCCGTTTCACTCACAGTTTTCTGTTCAGAAGCTGCGTAGTTGTCATACTCAGTTTCTTCATCAACTGTCAATTTACGGGTTGACTTGTTACCCAGAACATAATCCAAACGTTTCTTCAGTTCATCATAAGTTTTGAACTGATCGGCAGCTGTGATTGCACTGAGAGAATATTGTTTCTTCCAGATTGCTTCGAGTGCATCGTCATCATCCAGAAGGGGACCAGGACGATCAAACTCAGACTTATCATAGTTCCAATAACCATCTTTCTTCTGCAACTTCAGTTTGAAGTTAGCACCCTGCCAGAAATCGAAGGGATTGATGGGAGTTTCATCTTCAAACTCAGGTTGCATAACATCCATGATCATGTTGAAGATCTTCTTACCAAACTTGTAAAGAAAAACCTTACCCTCATTTTGAGGATTGGCGGGATCCTTTACAACATAGATGTTACTGTAGAAAGAAAGTTTACGTTTTTGAGCACGAACTGTTTCTTTATCCTTATCATTACCACTGTTCCACAGTTCCCTGTTGAGTTCACTCACTGGATCCTTACCACCATTGGTAGTCAGAGAGTTCTCAATGTACCACCCACCAGGACCCTGGAAAGCGTGTGAGAACATCTTAGCCCAAGGAAGATCCTCTCCATCCACAGCGGGAAGGAAACGAATTACAGCATAACCAGTACCAGATTTATCCATTTCAGGTTTCCAGTAACGATCATCAGCAGATCCACTGGAACCAGAGTTCATCTTCTCAACCTCCTTAACCAGTTTAGAGGTTAGGTTTCCGAGAGAAGAGTTCTTTTTTAGTTGATCAAAAGACATTTGTGTACCTTGTATTTGTTAGTATTTGGCTTGTCCCTTAGCTTTTAGAGGATTGGGTAGCCTCTCCAGTTATTATAACAGATTCACGACTCCATGATTGATTTCTTCATGGTGTTGATAGTTTTTGTCATATTACTAAAAACATAGTTCAGATCCACGTTCTGTGGAAATCCCAGTTGCCTTGCAGAATCGATGATACTCTCTTTCATCTGTTTGGCTTCTGGATCATCAGATAAACTCATCCTTGTGTAAAGAACTTGTTGTTTGGTAAGAAGTTGCTCAAGGAGTTCAACGTGATACAACTTTTCCTCTTGATTCATCGATGGAAAAGTGAAAACATTTTTATAAATCTGATCTTGTAGTTCAGAGATTTCTTTCAATTCCTCTTGAACGAACTCTGATTTGAAAAAACTCATGAATCTCCTACTACTATTTGTTTAAGAACCTTTTTAAACTTGAATACATCTATATTTACAAAGGAATGATATTTTTTTATTAGAGAACTGACGGTTTCCCACACTGGGTCTTGGAGTTTCTTATCAAGGTCTTTAACAAAGAAGAATATTTTATCATAG